CAGTTGCCAAGGCACCTGAATCGGTTCACCCAGCCGTCAGTATTTTAGGCTCTATCATTGGCGCTGTCGTACCTGGGGCAAGTTTGGTTGCCGCAGGATTGAAGACCTTGGCGAACACCCGAAGAAATTCGTACTTGTCGGCTGTAGCGCAAGAAGCGCAGGAGGCTGGTATTGGGCAACTTGCAGAGTCGTATTCCAAGGCTCACATGACAGGGATTCAAGGTGCGCTAGCGAGGATGGGCTTCGGCTTCGACAGCTTCGCCCCGTCAACATATGAAGGCAAGGGTGGTCTAGGAGAAGGCACTATCTCTAGTGGCCCCAGCTATCCCTTCCCAGAAGGCGGTCGCTAAAACCAATGCTCAGTATCACAAAGATTTCGCAATCATGAGTCTCTTTTTTCGTAGTGCAGCAGCTAAAAAAGTAAAAGAACTTCTTAGCGCAGAAGCAGAAGATTTGAAAGATACAAGTCTCAGAGTTTTCGTAAAGGGTGGAGGATGCTCAGGATTTCAATATGAGTTTATCTTTGATAAGCAGAACGAAGAAGATAAGGTAGTGATGACCGATGGAGTAACTTTAGTAGTGGACCCTCTGAGCTTTGAGTATTTAAAAGGTTCTGAAATAGACTACTCAACAAGTCCTTTCGCATCTCAGTTTGTAATTCGTAATCCTAATGTTCAAACAACTTGCGGTTGCGGTAGTTCTTTCGCGTTATAGTAAGGAGGAAACAAATCGTGGAATTTTTAATTAATACTTTTGGTGCTAAACTATGTTGTATTGCAGCAAGTGGACTAGGTGGTATAACAGACCAAGCAATTAGAAGAAGGTTTAAGATTATGGAAATAGTCGTAGCCTTACTTATTGGTGTTGGTTCTGCCGAAATATTTATTCCAGCTTTAATGTCTTACTTTCAATTTGATAAAACTATAGGTGTGGCAATTGCTTTTATTATTGGGTACTGTGGTATCAGACTTCTTCCGATGATTGAAGCTGGCGTGAAAAAGAGATTAGAAAAATGACGTACAAATATTTTACAGAGCAAGAACTAAGCTGTAGTCATTGTCAAAATAACGAAATGAACGATGCTTTTATGACAAAAATAGAGTCGCTTCGAGAAGAACTGAATTTTCCTTTTGTAGTAACCTCTGGATACCGTTGTGAGAACCACCCTATCGAGGCTCGTAAATCCTCTCCAGGGGCACACACAACGGGAAGAGCACTCGACCTATTGGTGTCTGGAGAAAACGCCTACAGGCTTCTCTCAGGCGCTCTCAGAGCAGGGTTTACAGGCGTTGGAGTGAATCAAAAAGGAGACTCCAGATTTATACACATAGATGACATAGAGTCAGCGCAAGAAAGGCCCAGACCTTGGGTATGGAGTTACTGATGGACGAGGTACTGGTGCTTATGTATACGGAAGAACAACTTGAAACTCTCTACGGCATCTATGCTAGGCATCAGAGCCGTGCAAGTTTAGGCTTCATGAAACTTGAAGATTTCAGGGCTTTGTTTGAAGAACAACAATCATACTTACTAATGCAGGAGATGGAAAATGCTTCTTAATGCAATATTAGGACCAATAGGCGCTATCGCTTCGAGCTGGCTGGACGGTCGCAATGAAAAGATAAAGGCCGGTACAAGAGTTAAGGTAGCAAAAGCAGAAGCCGAAGCTATCGTGATGCAAAAGAAAGCTACAGGTGAAATAGACTGGGATATAACACAGGCAAAGGCTAGTGAAAGCTCATGGAAAGATGAGTGGCTTACGGTGGTATTTACCTTTCCTTTAATTTTATTGTTACTGGGAGAAGAGGAACGAGTTAACAACTTCTTTCTTGCTCTGAATAACTGCCCCGAGTGGTATCAATATATGTTAGGTACAATCGTAGCAGCTAGTTTCGGATTTAGAGGAGCGGCTCAGTTTATGAAGAAAAAGAAATGAAAAATATATTTACTGAACATCTAAACGAGGTAGATGAAACATACATACAGCATATGGGTAACGCATTAAAATTTAGTTTTACATTTTTTCAATTAGCAGTTATAGCATTTATTCATGGGGGCTTACCGTTTTGTTTTGTTAATACAGGTAGTAGAAAAGTTAAAAAGTTAAATGACTTAATGCAAAGTAGAAGCGACATAAAATGCTAACGAGTCGACATGCAAATGTACACAGAAGAAAAAGAAAGGGCATCAGTCGTTCTCAAAAGAATGCGGTTATCTACACTGTATTAATAAAAGGATTTTCGAAAGGTGGTAAATGAACAAGTTTCCCATAGTCGAAGTACGCTGGGGTGATGCGTGGGTTGACACAGGCGATTATACTTTTGAAGAAGCTCAAAAACTAAAACCTATCATTCGAAAAACAATAGGTTATTTAATCAATACAACAGATGAGTGTATTGTGTTAGCCACAGACCTCTATAACGAAAGTAAACCAGAGAGCACTATCAATACTCCTATGATTATTCCTTGGGGTATGGTACTAGAGTGGTATGAGTTTACTTTTTAAAATACTACTTGTTGTTTCAATACTATTCAGTTATTCATGTTCGGTAGACACGACAGCTGAAAAGATAGACTCACATATTTTCTATAGGAACTAATCAATGATACAAAGAAAACGCAAGCAGGGAGACTCCCGCTTAAAAGGAGCAGGAGTTTCTGGATACAATAAACCTAAACGTACTCCAAAGCATAAAACAAAATCTCATGTGGTTGTTGCGAAAGATGGGGATAAGGTGAAGACCATACGGTTTGGGCAGCAGGGTGTGACGGGAGACAGAACAAAAACAAAACGCTCAGATTCTTTTAAGTCTCGTCACGCTGATAACATTGCGAAGGGTAAAATGTCGGCAGCTTATTGGGCTAACAAAGTTAAATGGTGACCAGGAGAGTATTATGTCGGAAGAGTTTTTTCAATTTATAGAGTCTCCAGAAACCGCCACAATTCGAATCAACACAGACGCGATGAATCATCTAGGAGCTTTGCTGAAGAATGTAGAAGATATGGTTCTGAGACTTGCCGTGCTTGAGATGCTGTCAAAACATTCTAAGTTTGTTTTAGAAACTTCAGAAAAAATCGTAATGAATAAACGACTGGATATAAAAGCAGTTAAATAAAGTTTATGTATCTTTTAGCACTAGCGCAAAGAACTTAACTCATTTTCTAAATGTTCGTGAAGACTTGAGAGTTTAACCTCAGCTTCTCTTATCAACTTCTGCACGATAGGAGTGTCATGTTTATCAAATACTTTTGATACATCCTCTACAGGAAGCTTACGAAACTCAGTCATCAGATTACCTTTCCTGTCTATAAATACTTTAAACGAAATTATATTTCCTTCTTCTTTCATTGAAACACTACTCCTTCTAAGTTACCTCTAAGTCCTGCTTTCATGTAGGAAGTTGAGCGACCTTCAAAGAAATTCTGGTGTTCGACTCCTAGTACATCATCCAACCAATTCAGAGGATTGTCCTTGACTCCGTAGTTAGGTTTTAATCCTAGCTGTAGAAGTCTGCGGTCAGCAATATAACGAATGTACACCGTCATTTCTTTCTTTGATAAGCCCTGAATATCTCCGTGTTCGAATACCAAGTCTAAGAACTTATCCTCTAATTCCACCATATCTCTGCATGCCTGATAGATTTCTTTTTTAAAGTCATCAGTCCATATGTCAATGTTTTCTTGTATGAACTCTCTAAATAGCTTTGTCATTGCTTCGACGTGTAGAGATTCATCTCGAATGCTGTAAGTGATTATCTGTCCCATTCCCTTCATCTTTCCAAATCTAGGAAAGTTTAAGAGTACAATAAAGCTGCTGAACAGTTGAAGTCCTTCAGTAAATCCACTGTAAACAGCAAGGGCCTTTGCGATACTTTCTCTGTCCTTTGCGACTACCTTTATTTTGTTTATGTACTCATGTTTATCGGCCATTGCCTCGTACTCAGAGAAGGCTCTGTACTCTGTTTCAGGCATACCTACTGTATCCAACAGCAGACTGTAAGCGTGTTGGTGAATGGATTCCATATTTGCAAAGCTACTCATCATCATACGAGCTTCAGGCTTCTTAAATATTCGCATGTATCTATCAACATAACCTGCCCCCACGTCCACATCTGACTGAGTGAACAGTCTAAATATTTGAGTCAGTAAATTCTTTTCGGATTCACCTAAATCCTGCCAATCTTTTACGTCATTGTGTAAAGGTACGTCCTCTGGAAACCAGTGCATTTGATTCTGTTGTACGTAGTAATCAAACATCCAGGGATGGTCAAAAGGTTTATAGTAATCTCTCGTGCCTAACAAGCTCATTCAGTTTTCTCCGTAGGAAAGCAGTTAAAATTAGCAGCTACAGTTCGACGTTCTCCTTTGCCTCGAAATGGGTAGACCAGATGCTGTAGCCAAGAGGGAAAAAAGTAAAGCCGACCGACTGTTGGTTTAATTACACAATCTTGAACAGGTACTAGTCTTTCTTTGTCTATCACTGAGTTTCTACCGTAG